CCGATTCTGGCCCCTTCACCCGAGGAGCCGATCTGCGCCCATGAACCCGAGGAGCCGATTCTGGCCCCTTCACCCGAGGAGCCGATCTGCGCCCATGAACCCGAGGAGCAGATCTGCGCCCATGAACCCGAGGAGCCGATTCTGGCCCCTTCACCCGAGGAGCAGATCTGCGCCCATGAACCCGAGGAGCCGATCTTGGCGACATCGCCCGAGGAGCCGATCTTATCTTTGTCGTTCTTGCCTTTCGTCTTTTCCAGCATGAAATCCACGCAGGCATTGACGAATCCAGAGAAAGACAGTTTTGCACCGATCCTCAGTTTGGTCGTACAGAACTTCTTGTGATCGTCTGTCTTCGCCTCATCCAGCGCTTCCACTTCAGCAAAATCGTTGAAGCTGCCATCAGCATTCACCAGATCATAGTAGTCCAGCACATCAAAGGGATTCTCACAGAAGTGCATGCCGCTCTTGCAAATCTCTGCATCCGGCTCTTCGAAGATAGTGTTTTCAGCGTACTGCTTGCCACGGCAAACCAGACCGTGCGCAAAACCTTTGAATCCTTTCATCGGGTCATCCTCCTCACAAATTTACTCTTTTGTCGAAATACTCCCACACGGCTCGCTTGACCCGGTCGCTGCTCTTGCTGGCCGGAACGCCCTTCATGGGCGCATTGTTCAGGAAAGCTGTCCATCTCCCCATAAAAACAGCCACCGTCACGCCAGGGACCGGGATGAAGCGCCAGACATTGCCTTGCCGGTACCACATATCATTCATAGCTTGCGTCCCTCCAGACCTTCCAGCGTGATCTGTAGGCCCTCATTACCGCGTTCCACGAAGCGCTTGGTGCCCACAATGACGGCTACCTGCTTGTCATCGTCCCACGCCAGGCCGTTAAGCGCGTCCAAGACGGCCTTGAACACATTGTCTATGTCCGGCTTGGCCTGAGGGTACTCGCAGCCCATCAGGGCCTCCTCGCGCCTCTTGCGCGGCCATGATATGGGCACCAGCACACATACGTTGCAGTGTACGGAGACGGCAGTACCCGCGTCAAAGCGCACCGCGTGGGGCTGGCTCTTGTAGTGCCAGCGAATGTGTTCCTCATAGCCCCTGGTAGCTTCGTCCGTGTAGGTATGGCCCGTGCGAGTGAAGCGCGGGCGACCCTTGCCGCGCGGGCGACCGGGGACAAAGAACGTCATACAGCTCATGGCAAACCTCCCATCAGCGCATCTGCTGCGTCATCAGTGTGCGTGTACTCGCGTTGGTTGTACTGCTGGTGCACCGTTACCTTCGGGCCTTGCCTGGCCGCAGGAGCACTGTCGCGGGCGCACCAGTTGCGCACAGCAGCCCTCCAGTCCTTCATGGGCGTTGTGCCCACCTTCCAGCCCTTGGCCGCGTAGAAGTCCACAAAGCGCTGGGCGTCGATGGATCGGCCTGTTTCCTGGGCGTAAGCGGATACTTGGTCTGCGGTCGGTGGGGTGAAACGCGCGTGCGTGCGCGTTACCACTTCGGATTCAGATTCGGATTCAGATCCGGATTGGATTGGATTATAGCTGTGGCTCACGGTGGGCCACGGTGACTCACCGTGAATTTCAGTTCCCTTCTGTGGTTGAGCGTGAGTATCAGTGTGAGCCGGTGGGTCTGGGAACTTGGAGCGCTTTGTCTGGATTCGTTGGTGCTCACTCCAGTTTGGGAAGTAAAAGAGGGGTTCTCCGTCAACTTCATAGAGGAGAATGGCTCCCTTACCGGCCAACTCTGCAAGCGCACTGGCAATGTCCTGTTCCCGCACTCTCTTCATGCGGGGGAAAACGAGTCCTTTCAGCAGCTCCGGGTCTGCGCTCCCGCGCCCGTAGTCATCCACATAGGTGATCAGGTAAATCCATAGTCGGAATTGGAAGTCGGTCATGGCATTGACCGACTTGCTGGTTCGTATGCTCTCTTTGATAATGCGGTTCGGCATTAACGGTCAGCCTCCCCATGCGGCAGGAGGGTCAAGCATAGGGAGGATAAAACTCCAAGCTACTTCGCACATCGGATCATCAAAGTCAGTATCTTTACCGTCTTTTCCATAGCGCATAATAGCTTCAAAAAGCCTCCCAATCTGTTCATGATCTAACTTCTCCATTCCATTGAAAACCGCATAAGGGACAAACACACCATTCTTGTTACTATGCATTACTCGTCCTCCTCGCCGTATTTATCCCGCATCAGTGCCCTGTAGATCTCGCAGCTCTTGAAGTTCTCAGAGCAGAAGATGCGCAGCTGGCGCTGCTTGTCGCATGCCCGCTGATACCGATTGATCAGCCGGGCGTCATCCACGAATGCCTCACAGTGGATCTCATGAGCGCTGTGAGCCACGAAGAAGGGGCAAGTGATTGCCCCTGTTCCGCTGGTCTCACTGGCCTGTTCAGGCTTCCGTCTTTGCTCCATCCATGCCCTCCTCACGGCTGATGACTTCGCCGGTGTCGGGATCAATCACATCGCCGTCCACCGGGATGATGATAGGTTCGGAGTCTTCGTCGGTGTAGTTGACCACCGATTCATCGGCGGCCACAGCGCGAACGAAATCGGTCTTCATGGGCGCATACTTGAGCGCCTTTTTGAGTACAGTTTTCTTGGCCATCTCCTCGAAATTGGTCTGCCAGGGGGAGGAATAGCCGCGCTTGACGGACTCGGAGAACTTCTGCGCGTGGGCGCGAACGTCAGCCACCGACATCACCTCAAAACCGAAGCCGCCGTCCTTGAGCTTGTAGAAGCCGTAGAAGGCAATGGGTTCGCCGCGATCAGTCATCGCAGGCTTGTGCTTCAGGTCAGGATCAAGGCCCAGCTGGTAGGAGAACTCATCGTTCGCGTATACCACCTGAGCGCCCACCGTGCTCACCTCGCCGCTGCGGTAGGCCAGGTCGATCAGGCCCTTGTATCCAGGCTGGAAGGTGCACTCCGTCACGCCGGTCTTGCCGTTCTTGCGGGGAATCAGGTATGCCTGGCCCAGGGGCGTGTTGGGCTCCAGTCCCAGCTGCGCCGCCGTCATCATGGAGCCGAGGAAGGAATCGCGGGTGCAATCCGCCAGCTTGGGGTTGGTGGAGAGCGCTGTGGTGACAATGCGGGTAAAGCGCTCAGGGGTGATCACCGAGGGCAGCGCCTTGGCGATCTGGGGCATCATGGCCTGCACCCAGTCCTTGAGGGACTTGGGCTGCTTGGCAACGGCAACGGCCTTCTGCTCTTCGGCCTTTTTCTGGATCATGTTGGTCATGGTCATGCGATTTCTTCCTCCTTCTTCTGCCGGGTATGCTTGCCACCGTTGATGGCTACGGAATTGTGGTAGAACTGCGTCACCTGACGCTCGATGAATGCCGCCGGGCCTCTCACTTCAAATTCACATTCGCCCAGGCGGATATGAATGAAAGCCTCATCCTGGTACTGCTCCGTCTGCATGTTCTCACCTCACTCTGAACTGTCGGGAAAGGGAAAGTCTCTGGTATATGGCCATCTCAGGATGGTCTTTGATGCACGCCTTGGTGTCAAACACCGTCCGGCTCACAGGTTTCCACGTCACTGTGTACTGGCCGGTATGGCCCTCATAGTTATCGCCGAGGTCAGCGCAGATCGTGTTTTCAATCTGCTTCTTTTCCTCCTCCAGGGCCTTGATCTGCTCCTTGAGCTGCTCATAGCGTTTCAGCATACGTTCCCGACCGAAAAGGTTTACAGTACCTCCTACGCCTTCCTGGTAGATGGTCATCAGGGTTTCTCGGCTGGCGTCCGATCCATCAATGGCGGGCGGTGTGTCATCCCGCACGTGTTGCAGCCATTCCTCCGCAGCAGCAGCAAGCGTGTTGATCTCTCCCTCCTCAATATACAGGGAAGCCTCGCAAAAGTCAGTCTTGGGCTGATCCTTGATGCGGGTCAGGTGGTAGATGTGGAACTCGTTATTGCCCACCAGCACTGCGATGAACCATTCCATCAGCCCTGTGACGGCCATATACTGTACCGCCTGAGCGTAATACTGTGCAGGAAATTCAGCATCTCTGAACTTCTTTGCGTTGAGTGCGCTGGTGGTCTTGCACTCCAGACCAGCCTTGCGCCCGACCAGCAGTCGGTCGGGCGTGGCGTGGAGTGCAGGATAAAGGTCGTTGCGATAGATGAAATTGGTACGCTGTACCTTGAAACCGCTCTCCTCTTCAAAGAGCTTGGCCACCAGGTCTTCCAGGTAGGTGCCCACCTTGGTCTGAAGGTTGCCCTCAAATGCAGCCACCTTCCCGGTGCGCTCGGCCCACAGGGAGTACGCGCTCTGCCAGGGGTTCATCCCCAGGATCGCGCCGATCTCACTGCCCCCGACGCTTTTCTTCCTCTCCTCCAGCCATTGTTCACGGTTGAGGATGGGTGTTTTGGTAATCATCGGTAAAAAACAACTCCATTTCTTTACAATGCGAATCCTTTGCGAAGCTATTCTATTCTTTTCCATCTCGGTGAATCTCTTTGCCGTTCCATAGCGCTTCTCATCGTCTCAGGGCAAGGCCTCCGCTTGTCTGAGCGTCGCTAATCCGCAGCAAGTCGTGTCAACTCGTGGCCATTGCCAGTCTAATCAAAGCCGCTCCTTTTCTGTGCATTTCCATGCCAATCGTATATCTTCCAATGCCAATCGAATCAAATCATTTCCACGGCCTGTCCTATCAAAGCAATTCCATATCGCATCGTGTCGGCGCCAATCAGGTCCATATCGTCTCAAGGCCAAGCTTTTCTATGCCAAAGCCCATCTTTTCTCATCGGAGCAGCACCCTTGCACGTCATGGCTACTCCTAAGCAAGGCATTTCTATCTTTTCCATCTCATTGCGTAGCTTTTCCAAAGCGGGTCAGGAGACAAGCAGCGTGGCGTCAAAATTTCCGCCGATGACCTTTCCGTCATCATCGAGCACCTGGTACATGAATCGGCCCTTGCCGGAGTTGCGCCACTGGCCGAAGCCGCGAAGCATACCGTAGTCCAGAACCTCATACACCAGTTCTTCAAGATCGTCTAATTTCAGAAAGAAATCAACGTCGCAGCTGGTACCAACGGGCACTGTCTCAGAATGGGCCAATGCAATACGTTCTCCCTGGGGAGTCTGTGCTCGAAGCGGGCGCTGGCAATCGCCAATCACACCCTTGGGAGGCAAGTTGAGTCGAATTCTGCGGGGTTGGGGAAAGATCAGCAAATCAATTTCTTTTTTATATGCTTTGATCTTGCTGGAAACAGTGCCAGGAACCCTGCGCAAACCACCGACAGCGTCCTTGAGCATGCCCTTGAACTGGTAATCAAACACAATAGGTGCCCCGTGCTCGTCACGCGCAAAGCCGGTCATGCCCTTTTCCACAACCTCACCCACGCCCAGAGCCTCGATCTCCTCCTCGCGGGACATGGCGTCGGGAGCCTTTCTGGCGATGAAATCATCATGCAATTCCTTGTTGAAGGACGCGCTGCCCAGGACTTCCTCGAAAAAATGTATGCGAATATGAATGGTTTTCATTGTTTTTCCTCCTCAATTAGACTTTACAGTGATGCTTTGAGGTGGTATACTGCAAGTGAATCTTTTCATCGGGATTCGTTCTGCCTTGCCGGTGTGCCAGCACCAGCAGGGTATTTTATTTGCCGCCATACCACCAGACCAGGAACAGAAGCGCCGTGGTCAACACTGCCAGGCCAATGGCCTTCCAGTATTCCTTGCCGCACAGCCTCGTGCCGTCCACCCATTCAGGCTGGTGACGGCGGCGATGAATGATGGGCTGCGGGTTCGCACAGTGTGGGGTTCGGATTCTATCCATGTAGCCATACTTGCTTGCTGCTCGTTCCATGTTGTCCTCCTTTATCGGTGGCCGTAGGTTCTTTGCCTTGTTCCGGGGGACTGTTGCCGACGCCCGGCGCACCCTTCCGGGGAAATAGGTTTTGCGTCCGACAATCTCTCGCCGGGCAACCTTGCGGCCGTCCGGGGATCGTGAATCAGCCCAATGGGTTCACCTTCCTTCTGTTGTCGTGTGAGGGATGAGCGTTGCCCCTGCGAAATTGGCACATCGCTGACGTCCAAGAGCACTGAGTAACTTTTTCCTTTCTCAATTTATTGGACGCAGGGGAAAGAGCTGGCGGCAGGACTTGAACCTGTAACCCGCTGCTTACAAAACAGCCGCTCTGCCGATTGAGCTACGCCAGCATGGGAAGCTCTCCTTAGCCGTGACCATCCGGAGGAGAGCACCGCATCCCGATCCCCACCGGGAGAGCGGCCGGGCTTATAGCCCTAAAGAAAGGAGGCGTCGCCGCGCTATGCCGGACGCGGCGAGAGCGAGAGACGGGAGTCGAACCCGCATGTCCTGCGCGGGAAGCAGGGGCACTGCCGTTGTACTACTCTCGCATGTGCCTGACGATTTGTCAGGCAATCGGGCCTTCCCAGCCCATGTATTTCAGGAACGGCCTGCGGGGGATTTTCACGCGGCGGCCTACCTTGATCACCGGGAAACCCAGAAGCTCACGCCCCTTGGGGGTTCCCGCCGCAAGATTGATCGAATACTGATCGCATCCCAGCAGCGCGGCCACCTGCGCGGGAATCAGGTACTCCTCGGGCAACTCCGCTACCTCGGGGAGGGTGTAGACGATTTTTGCGGCCATGGGTACACCTCCTTGATTATGCTCTGAAATTGTTTAAGAACGGGAACAAACCAAGCCCGACGTCTTTCTCCACGGTAATCAGGTAACCGTCATTAACAATATCGACACTCTTGACCGTCATGTTTTCGCAAGCAGCCAGCACCCAGGCATCCAACGGTTTGTTTTCTTCGTTGTAGCAAATGGTGACAGATTTTTCTCGGTTAAGCAGCTTGACCAGGTTGATCAGGGTAATGGTACTGGTGGGGTTTATGGTAATCGCCTCCTTATTCTTTCTTTGTGGTCAGGGACTTGGCAATGTTCATGCCCGCTGCCAGGAGAAGCAAGTCGTGCCGTTCTTCCTCGGACAGCTCCATCAGCGCTGCGATATCCTGCTTCTTCTTGTCCTTCAGGTGCGGGGAGTGGGTGGAGTCCATGTATATCCCTCCAGTTCTCTTGTCGTTCTGGTGTAGATTCTTGTAGAATGAGGTTGCCGCCGGGGCGGACACTAAGGTGAAAGGGGTGTCCGCGATGAAGTTTTGCCCCATCGCTTCTGTGCGTGTCGGGATCGAGATGACGCTCGTTCCTTGCGACAGCCAGTGCGCTTGGTGGGTGGACGGCAAATGCTGTATCCACTACGCAATCCGAGTCGCTGATGTCCGTTCTGATAGCAACGGCCATCCGCACCATGCAGTGAGGAAGTAACTCACTCATGGAAAATGAGAAGCATTGCACTGAAATGCGTTTGGTCTCTGCCGCCCCGGCGGTGTTCCCTTGTGCGTTCCCGCGCAAGGATGGTAGAATCGAGGCGTCGCTTGGGCGGGTTACAGGAAAGGAGGTGTCCTTGACTGCATTTCTGCCCGCTTGCTTCCAAGAACAACGGTGCCGAGACCATTTATGTAGAATGTTCTCGCGCTTGCTCCTGGTGGGTGGATGGCCGGTGCGCCATTCACGCCATGGCTGAAAAAGCACTCAATGACGCTCGCAACAAGAGCCGTCAGTCCTGATCGCCTTTATCTTGCTTTCCTGATGTAAAGGCTGAGAATCGCATTGCACTGCGCTGCTCTGGCCCGACCCAAGCGATACCTCTATGTAAGAAGCGCGGACGCGCCTTACACCGTGGTGAAGAAAGGATGTTGAAAGTGACCGATCAGATGTATGCGTATCTGTGCAAGGTGGAAGCCGTTGCAAACGACATCGGCATGTTTGATATCAGAGCCGTTTCCTCTGCGGAAGAGATCGATATGCTCAATCAGGCCAATGCCGCCGGATGGCTTCACATCCGATCTGGAGATCATTTCATCACCCGTTCTGGGTTTGCGGCCTTACAAGCCGCTAAGAATGTGCGCGAACAGCGCACCCGCCAGGAAGAAAAGGACACTGCGGACAAGGCCCAGGCTGTCAAGGATCGAAAGCAGGAGCGTCGCCATGATTTTGCAGTAGCGTCGTTCACCGTTGCTCTTACCCTCGGCGTAGAGCATCTTCAAGCAATCGTCGATTTCTTGAAGGCACTTTTCAAATAAGTCCTTTCGCAGAAACTGTCTCTCCTCTCTGTTTAGTGAGCGTTTAGCTCGTAAACATAATAGCATACTCACTCAACATTGTCAATACTTTTTTTGAAAAAATGTTGACTGGCTAAACAAAATGTGATATTATGAAGCAGGAAAAGGAGGTGTACCATGAACGAACGAATAAAAAAAATCCGCGCTGACGCGCAGCTTTCTATGAGAGCTTTTGCTGAAAGGATAGGCGTTACCGGCGGTGCTGTAGCTCATATGGAATCGGGAAAGACTCAAGTTCTTGCAGAGCGAACCATCCGCGCGATCTGCCAGGAGTTCAACGTCAGCCGCATGTGGTTGGAGACCGGCGAGGGCAACCCTTATGTGCCTGCCAACGCCAAAGACACCCTGGCCGAAGAGGTGGCTGAGCTGATGAAGGGCGCTCACCCCATGGCCCAGGCCATTATGACCAGTCTGGCTTCTATGCCGGACGAGTGGTGGGATGCCTGGTCGGCGGAGCTGCACAAGGTCATAGACGCAAAAAAGAACCGCTGACTTGTGATCAGCGGCTCTTTGCTTTTTACCATATCCGGCGAATGTAGTGCATCACCCGGATGAGGCTCTTCAGGTCGAGGAATCTCAGGCAGTAGATAATTTCCTTTTCAATACTGGCCCGGTCGGCATCTTCTTTCGCTTCCATTCTACATATTCTCCTTTACAGGTCATGCCGTATGGCCCCGGCTGCCACCATTATACAAACTTATGTTCTCTATGGCAATAGACAATCTGGTCATGTCTGGAAGTTCCTCGGGTGTCCAGCATCTGCTTGATCATAATCTCCACTGCGTCCATTTCCGGGCCGTTCAGGAGTACCAGGCTGCTGATGATGTCCTCGCGCTGCTCAATATTCATGCTTTTCCTCCGTTCTTTTATATGAAATGCCAGAAATGGCATTGTATTCTTTTATATCGTGTGGTATTGTGGTTATATGATGTTTCCAGCGCTCATCTGCGAAAACGGTTTTTCTTTCTGTTCGTGAATGCGGGCGTGTTGGATGATGGTCATCCATCCGGGTTCCCTCCTTTGCTTTTGATGGGCAGAGCATACAATAAAACGCGCGTTTCAGCAATAGTCAATTCCGTTTCACTTTTGCACACGATGCTGAAACATGAAAGGAGTCTTCCGTGATCAGCGAAAAGGCCATGGATTATGTGATTACATTAGTCGAAAATTCTGGGAAATCCTATGAAACGATAGCAGACGCCTGTAATCTGAGCAAATCGACCATTTCCCGCCTGGTTTCCAAGCGTCAAGCAACCATGTACACTCTTGACCAGCTCATTGCCTATTTTGAACGCGGCAAAGATTGGAAGGAAATCGTAGGCGAGGATAAATCCCATTCTTGCCCCCTTGTTGCAGACGTGAGAAACGAGTTGCAAGCCATTGAAACGGTCTATGCAGAACGCGAGAAGCGCATTCTGCAGCAGTGTGACGAGCGCGTGGAGTCCTTGCGCGGCCAGCTTGCCATGCTCCAGAATCATCACAACCAGGCGCTCCAAAAGCGCGACGAAACCTATGAGCGGTCAGTGGAATATCTCAAGTCTCAGGTGACCATCATGCGCAGCGAGCGATCCGAACTCCAGAAAGAGCTGGACAAGCAGACAAAACGAGCAGATCGTCTGGACGAGAAGCAGCATAATGTGTTCTGGGGAATGCTGGCGCTGTTGTTTCTGATGCTTTTAGCGTTCTTTGCAGCGCTGTTTTCGGATGCGGTGGTGTGAATATGAAACGTGTCATAGTAACAGGCTTGATTTATGCCTTTTTGTATGAGTTTCTTTTGAAAGGTGTTCTCCATATTGACGGTGGACTTGTTGTCTGGGTTGCAGTTGGTGTTTCTTTCTGGTTGAGTAAACTTATGATGTCTGACAAAAAGTCAGAAGAAAATGTTCAAATAAAGGAAGAAATTGAAAAGGCAGAACCTGAACTCAAACAGATGGAAAAAAAGACAGGGCGGACTTTGGCTTTTGTCATCAGTGTCTTTCTTGTGCCGATAGTTATTGGTTTAGTTGTGTTCGGAGATTCCTATTTTAGTGGTAATCCCATCAAGCAAGAGCAAGAAGCAAGTTATTCAGCATCCATTGCCTCTGCGCCTGAGCAAAAAGAACCAACTAATAATGCGAAATACTATAAGAAAAACTACCCAATGACATGGGGATACATAAATAAAAACTACCAATACCCCGATGTATATGTTGATTATTACGATCGAGTGTGGGGGAGACTTCAAAGTTTTCATGGCGACGGAATAGTTTTTGATACGCTTACTTCTTATGAACAATCGCTTGTAGAGTATCCATCGATAAAAACCTTCGTGTATTTTGCAAACGAAAAGACGACTACTTATCATTCAACAACTATGTGTTACACACTTTTGAAAAGCCAAAATACTATCATAACAAGAAACTATGGATATATTGAAAATTACGATCCATGTTCCAAATGCGTGGGTGACACTCAGCATGTCAACAAGGTTCGCCGGATGAATGGTTACAAATAATCAGTTATTCATAGTGACCATAAGGAGGTTCCTATGGGGTATTTAGCGTGGATAAAAAACAAGAAACGTTTAGAAAACATCATTGACGGCTTGATTGATAGCGCTGAAGCAGAACACCTTCATATGGGGCCAAGTGCCAAACCCGACATATGCAAGGCGGTAAAGCCCAGAATTCAGGCAGCACGGGAAGAAATAAGTTCTTGGAAAGACTACGATACTGACTATATTCGAATTGCATGTGTATTGATCCAAGATGCTTGTTTCCGTCTTTTGTCCAGCGGTGCTTATTCATATGGGGGCTTGTTGAATCCCGTCACAAGTGGCCCCAAGATGCGTCGTGTTCATAGTGCAATGCTAAAGCTGGCAGTTGAAAACAAATGGATGACTCAAGACGAATTAAAACAAATAGACCATGAACTAAGCGTAAATATTCGCGAAAATTGATTGTTATAAGTATATCCCGAGGTGATCTCATGCCCTGCATCAAATGCAAAAAAGACCTCCAGCCAGATTTCATCTGGTGCCCATACTGCGGGAAGAAGCAGATCGCAACCAGCAGTGGAAGCCGATCTACAAAAAAACGCTCGTCCGGCACGGGGAATGCCTACAAGCGTGGCAGCACTTGGACTGCAAGAGCTACGATTGGGTATACTGTGGACAAAAACGGAAAGCACATCCCCAAGCGCGTCACAAAGGGCGGATTCAAGAGCAAGACCGAAGCTTTGATGTATTGCATCACTCTGATGGAGAACCCCTACGCTCCCAAGTCTACCGAGTCTTTCTATGAGGTATATGAGCGCTGGCGGGAATTCTACTCTCCGCGTGTTTCTGACTCTACCATGGAGAGTTATGTGGCTGCCTTCGGTCATTTTGCCGAACTGCACCACCGCACACTGAGCGAATTGAAATTGGCAGAGCTCCAGCATTGCCTGGACGAATGTGATCGTGGCCGCAGTACACGAAACAACATGCGAACCGTCTGTTCACTGGTTTTCAAGTTCGCCATACAAAACGGCATTGTAGGCAGCAACCCCGCTGAACACCTCTACTGCGGCAGCCTCAAAAAAGGCACTCGTGACGCGTTTACCACCCAGGAGATCGAAACTATCCGCCAGGCCGTCGGTGTTATGCCATACGCCGACTATGTGTACTGCATGATTTACACAGGATTTCGGCCTGGCGAAATGCTGAAACTCCGAAAATCCGCTTTTGATGCAGAGAACCAGTGCCTCGTCGGCGGTGGAAAAACAAAAGCTGGCACAGACCGCATAGTAACCATCAGCCCAAAGATTCTCCCGATTATTCAGAGGTTGGCAGCAACAGACGGCGACTACCTCTTCCCAAAGCATGGCACCGATAACCCCATGAACGATGAGCAGTTCCGTCGGCAAGCTTTCGAGCCCCTGATGCTGGCCCTGCGCATTGACAACCGTGTGCCCTACTCCTGCCGTCACACTTTCGCCAACCTTATGAAGGCCGTGCAAGGCAGCGACACAGACAAGGCCGCGCTTATCGGCCACGCAGATGCTTCCATGACAAAGTATTATCAGTCCGCCGATTACGCATCCATTCGTGCCATCACAGACCAAATTTGATGGTTACATATTGGTTACATCAAGCCCTCAAACCCTTGTGTTGCTTCATTTGCCGTTTGGTTCGGGACCAAAAGGCCGCGGGTTCGAATCCCGCCACTTCGACTCACAAAAGCCCTTGAAACCGTTGAGTTTCAAGGGCTTTCTCTTGTTTGCCGTTCATTTCGTCATTGGTGTTAATTTGCTGTATTTTGCTTCTTTTGTTGTTTTATTGGCTACAAAATCGGCTACATGTTTGGCTACATTCATTGGTTACACATTCAATGGGGCTTCACGATGCACATCTCATACAGCGCCGTCTTGTTCTCCACAGCATCCTCATCATCAATCCAGGCTTTTGCCATCGCAGCGTAAAAGTCAACCTTGCTTACGCCAAACTCTTTCGCTACCATGCCATAGTCAGACTGCATCATATTGAAGGCTGCATAGAACTCAGGAATTTTTTCCGTCGGGATGCCATAGTTGACCGCCCGACGCTGCACTTCCTCGTAAGGCATACGAATCTGGATGTTCTTCATTTTGCCCACCCATTTTTCTGCCTTTTCGCGGTTCATGCGAAGTTCTTCCTTGTCTTCATCATTCTGCTGGAAGCCAATCATGCGCTGCTTTTCATGACCGCCATTACGCTGACGCTCATAGTCATGCATGCTGGTGATATTACCTTCCTGCATCCGATTGGAAGTGCTACCGCCGTTCATGGACATGCGGTTCCAATTCACATAACCTTCACCGCCCATTCGTGCAGTTTGACCGTTTGCTCGGCCGGGCTCTTCGGTGGACAGAGGATCGCGTTCTGAGTGATGGGTATACGGCTGATGCTGCGTATCCACGCCGTTGAGGGGGCTTTCCTCATACATGCGAGGGCCTCGCATTTCGTTGCCGTCCACATAGGGAGGAGTACCGCCAGGATAGTATTTGGACTGAGCGCTATTGCCTCCCTCCATATACCGTCCGCGCGAGTCCCTGCGTCGGCGCATTTCAGGCATGTCGCCCATCTGGCCGTATCCACCCATCTGCATGCCGCCGCTGCCCTCCATACGGTTGTCTTCCTTCCGATTCCCGCCGTTACCGTCAGCCTTGGTCATCGCCAGCATGCGCATGCCCGTGGTCATCTTTGCCATATCACCACCTCCTTACGCTACCCGGGTCAGCACAAAGCTGGCCTCGTTGACGGTGATTTCGGTGTCGCCGGTGTTCGCCAGGCCCACCGTAACGGACGCGCCGCAGGGAACCGTCAGCAGCGCCGTGGTCGCCAGCTGGCCCACATCCGCCGCAGCCGTGATGGTCTGTGCCATGGTGGTTCCAGCCAGCGCCTCACCGTTGACAGTGAGCGCCAGGGTCGCATCCGTGGCCGCCGTGTCAGAAGTCACCTGAGCGCCGACGCTGACCATGTAAATGCCGGGGCGGGAAATGAGAAACTGTGCGCTGCCGTCCTCATGGTTGAGCCAGCCGCCATTGCAGTGGCAGGAGGAACGGGTCTGGGCGCGATGGCCGGAAAAGGGTACACGAGCGCCGGCGGCCACCACAAGGGGCGTAGTGATAAATGCGTTGATCATAATCATTATCTCCTTTCATGAAATCAGGGGCGGATGCTCTCCGCCCCTTGGGTCTGTAGTGGGGAATGGCGGAGCGCCAAACATTCCCGGTGTGAATTTAGCTGTACTGGTTGCAGGTGGTGTAGCCGCCGCCGAACTGCACCTGACCGCAGGCGTTGAGAGGGAAGTTGATCGGGGTGGGAGGCTGCACCAGATACGCGGGGGTCGGGCAGTCAGCGCCCAGGCGACGCAGAAGGGTCGCGGTCTGGGCCTCCTGATTGGCGGTGATGAAGGCGTTCTGGGCAGACTGGCTGGCCTGGAATTTGAGCGCCTGATTCTCCGCAGTCAGGGTGCTGATCTTGTCCTGAGTCAGGAAGTCCAGGATCGCGCGGGTGCTGGCGTTCTGGCCCTCGATGATGTCGCGGGTCTGGTTCGCCATGTCATAGCGCACCTGGGCGATGGCCTGACGGTTCTCGCAGCAGCAGTCAGACAGCTGATGAGAGAGGTCGCAGAAGCCGCGCTCCACGCCGTTGAAGCCCTGCATCATGCCCATCTGGGTGGCGTTGAAGCCGCTGTTGATGGCATTGGTCAGCGCGTAGGTAGCATCACAGATGCCCTGCTGGATAGCGGTGATGCCGCTGGTGATGTTGTTGAGCGCAAAGCCCTCATTGATGTCCGCGCGGGTCACCATGCCCTGTAGGCCAGCGCCGCCGCCAAAGCCGCCAAAGCCGCCGCCCCAGCCCAGGCCGCCGCCCAGAAGAGCGATCAGCAGGAGGATGCCCAGCCAGCCGCCGGAGCCGCCGCCGAACCAGCCGTCACCGCTGTTGGAGCCGCCGGAGTCCTGGCCCATCGCATAACCCATCGCAAAATTCTCGTCCATAGGATTCTCCTTTCATTAAAGTCGGTTAAAGTCAGTTATGAAGAAAATGTATGTGCAGGGCGCGTGCACTCGCCCGGGCACCTTACTTGAGGCCCAGCCTTTGCATCAGCTGGGGGATGGTCACGCCGCGTTTGGCGGCAAGGTTTTGGATGATCCCAGTGACGGCCTGGGGCGCATTGCCGGATATGATCTGCATCGCCTGCATCACCGTGGGATCGGTTTTGGCCAGCTGCGGGAGCACGTCCTGAGGGCGCTTCCCGGCCCTGGCGGCCTGCATCAGCGTGCGCATGGTGTCAGGCGTTTGATTCTGTCCGAACAGGCTGGATGCCATTCTCAATCATCTCCTTCAGTCGATTGAACTCTTCCCGGGTCACATACTCGGGAGTCGGTGCCTGCGCCGCTTCCTGCAAGGGCGCAAACTGGAACGCCTGGATGGTCGGATAGCCGCCCGCGTCCGTTTTTTTGAGGTAGAACACATCTCGGTCAGAGTCAAAGAGCGCTGCGGTGCTGGCCGGTGCCAGAGGATACGCCTTTGCGCCTTCCATGCCGGTGACTTGGATCAGGCCCGGGCCCTGCTGCTGGGGAATCGGGGCCATCGGGGCGTAATACTGCTGCGCCGGTGCCTGCGGGTAGCGTGTCGGATAAGGATTGCCGTAGAGGGGCTGCTGGTTGCCAAACATCGGTATCGCCTCCTTACAGACAAATTTTCGCATAAAAAAAGAGCAGGAACGTGTAATGTTCCTGCTTGTGTTCTGTGTGGTTTGTGTCATTCCAGCTTGGATCGGATGGATCTCTGCCGGTGGTGCACTGTCTCCACGGACATATGAAGCTGTTGGGCTACGCTGACGGGGCTGTGTTTTCGCCGCAGAAGCAGCACCTGCACCTCCTCATCCGTCAGCCGGTCTAAATCGTCCTGAGAATACTTCCGCGCTGCAAACCGCTGGAAGTCGTGCGCCATCGCGTCTCCCCCTTTACTCCATCACTTCGCCCGTCTCCACGCCCTCCGGATCCTTGACCCCCGCGCCGATCTGCTTGAGGTCGAGCATCTGCCAGGCCGCCTTGAGCGCGTCAATCACCACAGGCACATCAATACACCACCCGCGCTCCTGCATCTTCTTCAGCGCCAGTTCCCACTTTGTCTGCCCCTGATACCGGCCCAGAAGCGCCTCCACCGCATTGACCACGATTTCGGCCTCCTCCTGCAGCTGGTGCGCCTCGATCCAGGGCTGCACCCAGGTTTTCCATGCGTAGGATGCCAGGGCCGCCAGCAGCGCACCCACCAGCAGGATTGTAAAAGCGATGATATAGGTCATATCCATGTAAATCACTCCTTATCCGTTCGATTCGGTTGTTTCAGCCTCGGAAGTATGTACAGTATGTACACTACCATACTTCCTTGTCAGCCACTTCTCCACCGCACTGTTGCCTGAGTATGCCGTGAAAGCGATGGTCGCATACCCGATGTAGGCGTTGGCTGCCTCCACTACGCCCGCTGTGTCCCCGGAGAGGTAGCACAGCACCAGCGCAGCGGCGCATATGATGGTGACGGCCAGAGTCACGGCCACCACGATTTTCTTGGAAAACTGCGTGTACCTCTTCATGTGACCACTTCCCATTCCTTGACCTCGGAATAGATCTTGTCAATGAAGGAATTGCCTTTCAGCGCCTTGTACGCCTCGTAGAGCATCACGAAATTCTCATACTCATACTGGCGGATGGTCTTTTTCTCCCGGTTGTGGTAGTAAATACTCAGCATGTCCGAGCGGAGCAAGCAACGCTGACCGTTGGAAACCTTGCGCACCGAGAGGAAAATGGGCGTAATCGCGCCGAGCAGCGCGACCAGCTCCACCAGCAGCGCTGTCACTGCCTGCACATTATCCAACGGAGCCACCTCTTTCCAGCGCCATCACGCGCCATTGCAGGTCGGCCACCGACGCCGTCAGCTCCGCCACACGCTGCTCCAGCGCCCCGGAAATGGCCCCAGGCGCCTCGCTGCGGATGTCGAGGTATGCGGTCATCATGTAACCCGTCGCGCCTCTGTGGACGATCTGGGCCCAGTCCTCGTCGTAGCTATTGACTGTCACCTCAGTGCCCACGTCCACGCGATCTACCAGCGCTGAGGTGATGCTGGGCTTTTGGCGCATGTTGACGGGCTTGCCATTGGCGACGGTAACGATGGCGGTTGTGGCCATGGTTTCATCCTCCTTATTTTCGTAGGTGATCAGGGTCAGCTGGCCCTTGTGCGTCCAGTCGCCCAGACGCGAATCGCGTTTGATCCCGTTTACTCCCGCGCCGGACGTGCAGTGCGTGATCTCCAGCGGATACAGATTCGTCACCACGCCGACATGGTAGTAGTCATGATTGTCCGGGTCTTTAGCGTATCGGTTGTGCAAGTCGTAGCCTATTGCTCCGGGAGCCTTGGCCTTGTACACGATGTCGCCCAGGTTCAGCTCCTCCGCATCCGTCACGCGCATGAGGCTGCGGGTGTAGTGCCGGGCAAACCAGTTGGAGCCGTGAATCTCGGTATATTTCACGCCGTTGCGCCGGATCGCGCCGATGATCAGACCAATGCAGTCGCACAGCCCGTCAGAACCGTCCCGGCCCAGGCGGTAGGCGGGGGACTCAGCGGCGATTTCAAGGACGCGGGAAACAAAGTCAGAAATGGTCAAGCAAATACCTCCTCCCAATACCCCGGTACCACGCTCGCCGGATACACCACGTTATCCTCCAGCGACCGCCAGACCACGCCATCCGCGTCCCTGTAGCACTCGCCCCGCATGTACATGCCGCTTGTGCCCAGAGGCTCAGCCCACGCCTTTGCTCTCGCGGGGTTGGTCGTGTGCGCCAGCCCCCACAGCGCCCGCAGATCAGCAGGACGGCCATCGTAGTGCGCCGCGTTGTAGGGCTGGATCAGCGTCCACACCTGCCCGTCATCGGTCACAGGCGCACCCACGGGATATGCGCTGTAGTCCCGCTGCGGGTCAAATGCGGGGATAGCCGCTTCCCGGTCGATGATCTGCGTCCCGGTCAGGCTGGCCGCTTCCTGACGCAGCGCAAGAGCATCGCTGCGGCCAAGGCTGCGAAATACGTCTATCATGTTTGTACTCATGCCTCATTCACTCCTTCCGCATAGGCCGCCTCATAGGCCGCCAGAGTCTCCTCAATAGCCGTGATCCGCGCGTCCGGAGAGGGAGCAGGAGGGGCAGGCGGCACCCAGTCCCCATCCATCTCAGTCTGCGTCCTCTCCTCCGGCACTCCGTCCACCAATTTGTACCGACAAATCCCCCGCTCGTCCCGGATGGGATGGTCGAAAAAGTTTCCCTGGGCATGGTGGTACTTGTCCCCGTAGCCCTCGTCGATTTTCACCCAACCGTCCAGGGAGTAGAGGAATGCGTCAGAATTGACGGCAATGATGCGAGATTGATCGTCCACCTGGACGTATACGCCGTATGGCTGCATAATAAATTCCATGGTCATTCCTCCTTACATGTCGGCTGAAACCTTGACTTTGTACCTATATCGTGTATTAGCCACAAATCCGCCGGAAGCCGCACCCATCAACAAATTTTGTTTTGTCACGGCCGCAGTTACGACCGAAACCTCCGTCACACCGTCCATGACATTGGTTACCTTGTCTCCTGTGCCATTATGGGACTCAATGATAACGGTCGGAATCGTCCTCATCTGGACAGGAAACTGCGTAAAGCTGCTTGCCAGGTAATAGGACGTGAAAGCAGGCGCATCAACATCCTCCTCCCAATAATACCTCTGGCATTCCGCCAGCTCCGCCGCATAGCCCTTGGGCTGGTGGTCGGGAAGAGTGTCGGCGGTATAGGAGCCTTCGTAGAGGTCAGCCCATTGCATGCTGAATCCTGTCATCAGTCGCACGCGCACATAGCCCAATTCTGCAATTGCATGCATTCCAAAAGCATACGATCCAGCTCCATTCGTCAGATAATCTGACGATGCCCTGATTGTTCCGTCTGGCATGCAGTAGGCAACGGTGTAGATTTTGTCCAGGTCGAACCTATCCAGGGGCAATCGCTGGTCAATCGGACTGCCTGGTGTCATGTATCCATCGGCAAATGCAGCATCCGCATCCCAGCTTATCCAACGATCACCTGCATATTTAGTATCACCATGCATGCCGTTTTTTCCGGCCTGTGCGATGAAGTAACCATTGCGGAAATCGTTGTTGTCCAGGAGGGTTACCGGCCTTTTCCCTTCAAGCCTGCCATCCTCCCCTATTAAAATACCCGGCCCACCCTTGACCACGCCAAGGGTCGTATTAGTGGCCGTTTTAATTTTGGCGGCTGCGTTGTTGGCAGCGGAAGCGGCTGCGTTGGCTGCTTCAGTAGCAGTTTTGCTGCTGTCCAGCACCTCATAGGCTTCCTCTACCCAGGTTTTGATCGTTTCCGGTGCTTCCCCAAGATCACCTGCCATACGTTCATAGACCACCAGGGGTTTCTTAGGCGATAGCTTGTGCAGTCCGCCTTCGCCAAAGGCTTCAACTTCATACCAACCGTCATCCCCGGGAAGAGCTGTGTCCCTGCTTGTGATGGGCCATACCAGATAGAAGCCGTCCATGTGCGTTTGAGCCTTGTAGGGCATGCCGCCAGGAGGGGTGACGTTGATCTGAAACTCGTTCAGCTGCGGGTGTTCCTCCAGCCAGGGCCACATGTCAAATCGGTATTCCTCCACACCGTTTTCCGTATTGATGCCAATGGCAAGCCGTGTCAGCCGCCGAATATCAATCGCCATGAGCTATCAGCTCCTTTCCCCTCAAGCATATAAAAAAAGGCGGGCTGTGTAAGTCTAACAGCCCGCCCGAAGGTTATTTGGAGTACCATTTCTTGACGTCTTTGAGTTTCTTTTCGCGGTCATACCCCAGCGCCACATAAGCGTCGAGGATTTTGGCTTGGAGGGCCGCTGCCTGGGAGGTCTTGCCCGTGGCGAGCAGCTCCAGCAGAAGGGGCTTGAACTCCGTTGTGATGTTGCCTGCCAGCGTTTTTGCCTCAATACCCAGGTCAAGGAGCTGCTTGACCTCCTTGCTTAGGTTCTTTCCGCTCTCTACCGCCTCGTAGAAGTCGTTGTAGATGCTGTAGCTCCATTCCTCGTTGTCCTTGTTCTCCTGCGTTTCACGCCACCTGTCCACCGTTTCAAAGGCCTTTCGGTTGTCATAGCCCATGTGGGTCTTGAGCCATGCGCGGGAAGCAGTCTCATCCATGGAACCATCCAGGAAGCGCTCCTTGAGCTGGTCACGCACGCCCTCATCCATAGTGTCGGGTTTCTTGTCCTTCACATCGGTCAGATACCCACGGATTTCCGCTTCCCGTTTCTTATCGCCATTGTGCATGGCCAGGAAAAGCTCCTCATAGTGCGCCGTATCTTTGTCCTCCGCCCAGGGCAGCGCGGAAGAAAGCTCATAGCTGCTGGGGGATTCAAAGCTGCTGGTGAACAGATTGTAGGCCCGCCTGCCGTCGCGCAGCAGGTTCTTGGCAGGAAGCCCAAAGAACTTGGCGGTCGTGCCCAGCAGCTCCTCCATCTTGCGGTAGGGGGAGTAGCTGTCGCTCTGGAAGCGCTGGATGGCCTTGTACATCTCGCTGATCAGGCTCATGTCCGCCCTCTGCACGTCGTAGCCCTGGAACATCGACCATACGTCGGATACCACAGGCAGCATGCTCAGGGGATTGTTGTTGTCCAGCGCGTTCTCCAGGAGCTTGTCCAGGTACTTGGTCTGGGCGCTGCGCTTGTCATCGTCATCGTTCCAGGCCTGGATGAGCGCCGCCATGGCCGCCGCTGCGATGTTGGAGGTGAGAACCGCCGCCATGACCTTGGTTGCCTTGGCCTTGCCGCCGGGCTTGTTGATGCCCACAGCCGCGTTGTAGAGCATGTTGATCGCCAGCGTAGGCTCTGCCATGAAGCTGGTGGTCATCTTGGACATGGCGTCCTTGCCGCGCATGAGCTGGCTGCGGGAGAGAATACTGTCGTACACCTGGGTGTGATCCACGATGTCGTTGAACCTTTCGCCGCACAGTGCCAGGAAAGCATCGCCCTGCTTGTCCATTTCCGGGTGCAGGTCGGCCTGTTCCTTCTTCACCGCGCTCCACAGGTGCGCCCATGTCAGCCGATCCATCTGCTCAGGCAGGAAGCCGGAGGCAGCGTCCAGTCGCTCCATGAAGCCCCTGGGGTGCTTCTTGTGCAGCCAGTCGATATTGCTGAGGCCCACGTCGGTGTCGAAGCGGCCCATGTCTTTGATCACAGCCACGCCGGAGTAGCGGGTCAGCTCTTCCCAGTCACGCTTGGAAAAGGTGGATGCCGCAATGTACTTGGGGGAAATCATCGCCATGGCTCGGAAGATGGAGGTAGGCTGCTGGAGAGCCGTGGAGAGGGATGCTGCCACAGCGCCCTTCTTGTACATGCGAATCATGTAGTCCGTGCCGGAGGCGCGGTTGTCGTTGCGCACGCCGCCGTTGAGGTCGGTCAGGAGCGTGGCGATGTACTTCTTCGCGCTCTCGCCGTACTTCTGCTCAATCAGGGAGCGAACCGTAGCCCGGGAACCGTCATCCAGCGTCACCTTGTAGTTGAGCACCCGGTTCATGCTTTCAATGGGCAGCACGAAGGATGCGTAGGTCGCCATGTGCGCGATGTGATCTTCCACCGCCGCGGAGAAGTCGCCCATCACAAGCGGAGCGCTTGCGCCCTTGGTCAGCGCGTGGGTAAAGCTGGCATGCTTGAGCCTGCTGTCGCTTGTGGTGTCCAGCCGACCGGATGCGCTGCTCTGGTAGAGCTGGTCGCCCGCCGTGCGGTAGGGGAAGTAGTAGCTTTCCGTGTACTTGCGGATGCCGAACATTTCCATCGACGCGCGGTTGCCCAGTTCGGCCATGTCTTCCGACAGGTATCGCACCATGCCGTCCGCATAGGCCTTCTGCTCATCCGTCAGCCAGCCGGTAATGCGGGCAATATCGCGCTCGGAGAGCACCGCAGGTGTGGACTGCACCGTGGTGACCACCTTGCCGCCCTCCTGCGTCTTGCCCTCATAGACGATGCCGCCCTCGGTCAGATGCTTGGTCGCCGCGATTTCGTTGCTCTGCTCGCGCTTCCAGGTCGCATAGACCCACAGTGCCTGCTCACGGGTGAAGGTCAGCTTGCGGCCCTTCTCCGTGGTGATTTCCAGCACGTTGTCCTTGCGCTTGCTGTTTGCCCAGTCCCAGTAATGGTAAAGCTGCTGCAAGCCCTGGATGGTTTCGCGTCCGTCGCGCATGGCGAAGGCGTAGGCGTTTTGGCCCTGGCGAATGTCATCCCACAGCGTCGAAAGCACTTTGTTCCCCAGCTGCTCGAAGAAGTACACCGGGGTCATGTTGCCCGTGCGAAGGAGGTTGTCCATTGCTGTGAGGGCCTGGCCCGCTGCACCGCGCAGGGTCTTTTTGTCCTGCCGTGCCTTGAGCGCATCGCCCATCTGGGTGCCAATGGCGTCAAACTTGGCTTTCTTACCCGCGTAGAAGAGGTTCTGTGCGTTAGTGACAATGGTCATGATGTGATCAACTGCATCGAGGACGCCCTTGTTGATTGCCAAGCGAAGCTGTGCCTTTTCCAGGCGGGTGCCGGAGGTCGTGCGCAGCTGCGCGTCCTTTTCTGCCCACTCTGTCAGTGCTTCCAGGTATTCTTCCATGTTCGGGTCGTAGAAGGGCTTGAGCGCTGCCATGGGGTCATTCCCGTCCACCGTCAGCAGCTTGTGGTAGATCGCAGAGAGCCTATCGGCCCGCTGCTTATCAAAGACCATCGTGCCAAAGTTGTCCGCGAACATGCTCACCAGCGTATCCACCGCAGGCTTGAAGGCTTCGGGGATGTTCTTGTAGTCTGTCTCCTGCCTGCGCAGCTTGTCCAGCTTGCGCACGCGGGTGGCGATCTTTTCCTGCATCTGGCGGGTCTGCTGGGTCAGTTTGCGCACCTCTCGGTCGGTGGCGATCATCTGGCGGTAGCGGGTCTGCTCATCAAGGAGCTTTTGTGCCGCCTCGGAGCGAAGCTGCTGGGTGATGTTCTTCTTCTGTTCCTGAAGTTCCATCAGCCTGCGCTGTTCGTCAATGGCCCGGTAATAGGCCACGGCTTGCATGCCTGCCGCTTGCACGTCTGCTGCCTTGCGCCATACAGCGCTGGAAGTTCGCGCAGCTTTCTTGGCGGCTTCGATTACATTGTCCACCTTCTTTGCGATGGCGGCGTTGCGTTCCACGCCATTGAGCAGTTCTGCCCGCAGCGCAGTGGCGTTACCATCCGCAGAAGCAAGAGGAAGGTTGACCATGCCCATCACATCGACCGCAACCATCCGCAGGGATTCGGCTTCGCTCATGCCCTCAAAGGCTCCGGAGCGCTCCTTTGCCCGTTCTTCTTTGATGACATTGTAGAGCTTGATGATCATGTCGCCCTCGCTGTCCTCAGCGGAGAAGATGCTGACAAGACCTGTGCCGTAGTATTCGGCACTGGATACGATGGCGTTCAGGTCGCTGCCTGTTCCTCGGGTGACGTTCACTACAGGGTTGACCACGCGGCGGAATTCGCTCATCGAAATACCAGCGTTTCGCAGCTCCTGTTCTTGCGCGTCAGAAATGCTGATGGAGCCAACATTCTCTTTCAAAACATCCAGAATGGGGCTGGCATACCGGTTGCGGCTGTTTGCGAGAATGTCCTGTGCAAGGCTTTCAAGTGCAGCGTAGAAACGTGTAGCTCCCTGCTGTGCATCGTTGGCGTACATTTCTGCATAGGCCAACGCCAGGTGATCTGCCAGTGTCTTTGTGCTCATGCGGAGATTGTATACCTTCTTGACTGCTCCGGCGGCCTGATTCAATGCCTGAGCGCTAAAAAGTCCACGCGCGTATGCGGCCCGCTGTCCAGCCTCGGCGCTGCGGATGCTTTCGCTTACGGTCAGGAGTTGATTCTGAATTCCTTGCAGCTCTGCTTCCAGCGTGTCCACCGCGTCCACCACTTGGTTTGCATTACGGCCAGCCAGGTAGTTTTGCACCACATCGCGGGATGTGCGCATGATGGTCGCAAAGCCCTCCGCACGTTCGGCCTGAGAGAGCGTGTTGCGCAGCCGGTTGGCCTGGGTGCGCAGAATGGCAGCGCGATTCTTTGCCTTTTGCTGTTCATCGGGTGTATCAGCCTCGGAAGAAAGGCGAATCTGCTCAGCCAGGCTTGCTTCCTTCTCGCGCAGTTCTTCTGCCGTCTGCTGATACTTTCCCAGGAGCCACTTTTCAGAGTCGGTCATGCTGTCAACAGGCTGCATGGAGGCAATGTACTCGCGGGTGCTGATGGCGGGCATGTCGCGGAGGGAGTACCGAATATCAGGGTTTGCCGGGTCGAATGTGCCCACGTTATCGGTGGCAGACTTGATTTGTGAAGGATTGAATACGACATAAATTGTCTGATCGCCACCCCATTCCGCATCATCAACAATAATACCATCATATCCTGTGACTTCCTTCAGAACCCGGAAGACAGCTTCCATGTTTCCAAAGCCGTTGATGATGCTGTGTACCATGTTGACATCATTATCGCTCATGTCATATTCGGCTTCAAGGGCTGATTCCAGAACCGCATCGATGCCTTCCCAAGAAACGTCGCCATAGTTTGCCAAGAACTCAAGAGGCTCGCCGTCTTCATCCACAAGCGTATTCAGTTTGCGCAAAAACTTTTTTGCCTGCGCTCTTGTCATGGTCATTTGTTCATTGGAAAGAGGTTTTTGAATGCTCAGATAGACTTCAAAAAGTTTTCCATCTGCACCTTGATGACGTTGCGCTTCTGTGCCATTGGCATAAGATTGCGCGATCCCCTTGTCATCAGTAAAGTAGAATCCGTATCCTTCGTTTGTACCGTTCGTCCCAAGGAAAGAAAGGTCAAACACTGTAAAATGGCTCGGCGAACCATGGTATACAACCTTCGGATTCCCGGACGCGTCTACAACCTTGCTCTTCCCAAACCACCGCTTGAACTCAGGCGTTTCCGTCTGCTCGCGCAAAGATTCCTGCGTTTCCGCAAATTCCCTATTGTCAACAGCGGAATTTTCGGGTATACTGGTATCAGAGACGCGATCCAAGCGTGGGGCACCAGGACCATTCGAGGTGTCAGCTTGGCGAATCGTGGCTCTTTTTTGATGCACTTTTGCGATGTAAGCTGTTTTTACCGTCAGGCTTCTTGTGCGTTTCGACGTTTCGGCGATTGCTTCCAGTTCAATTACCGAAAGGTTTTTGCGAATGCGTAGATTATACCCGCCATCGCGTCGTTGAACCGGTTCTATAGAATCGTGGTCTTCCAGCATCGAGAAAATATACTGAATAGCATCTGCAATTTCCTCTGCTGTCGCAAAATGCTTTTGGATGTGGCGGATGCAATCATAGCTTACGCCATACGCATAATCCAAACCACGTCTGAACAAAGGAACTTGCGTTTCCGATTCGAGACGATTTTTCAGTGTTTCGCCAATGCTGCCGATGAAAACTGTAAGTTGGTCATTTTCGTCGAGAGCTTTCTGCACATGGCCCACAAGCTGATCCCGCGTTTGAACAACAACATTTCCTCTGCTATGGATATTGCTCAGGTCTTCCTCGGAAATAGCAGAAAGGCCGAAATCTCTCGGGCTATACTGAACAACAGGCTCTGCTTCCACAGCACCTTGCCTTGCCTGCTCCACCGCTTCCTCCAGCGCGAAGTCCCACTTCTGCTGGAATTCCTCGGCCAGCTCCTGCATCATTACGCGGGCCTCTTCGTGCACTGCGTCCACGCCGATGAAAGCATCGCGCACCTTCTGCACAAAGCTCTGGATGAAGCCCTTGATCTTGGCCATCAGGCCTTGATCCTTCTGCGCCAGGCGCTCAATGGCCTTTGTGTCGCGCAGCATCATCTCGGAAGCATCCGCCACCACCTCGGAGATTGCACCGGCGCGGGTGAGAGGAGCGCCAGACCGGGCTGCGTTGTCCATCTTCTTGACCACCAGCGCATCGAAATCCTCTCCGCGCCGGGTCAGCTCGGCGGTCACGAAATCACGCAGCGCCGCATAGCCCTCCTTGGAGCTGTGCTCCATGAAGTGCGTCAGCTCATGGCCTGCCGTGCGCAGGATCGCATACTCAGCCAGGTCTGTGGTGCTGTTCTTGCCGCTGTTCAGGTCGAGATAGAGGGTGCCGGTTTTCACGTCGTAGTGGCCGTTTTCGGCGGTGTATCGGCCCGTATCATCCGCCTGGGACTCAAAGAACACGAAGTTCACGCCGGTTGCGCGGGCCAGCTGCTTGATTGCTGCGACGCTCTTTTTCTGCGTATCGCTCAGGCGGCCAGAAACGGCCTTGAGAGCCTTTTCGCTGCCAGCGTCAGCCATATTCTCGGTGAAGGTTACAGTGCCTCTGCGGCCCGTTGCAATCGCGCCAATGGTGGCCTGACGCTTCTGTTCCGCAGCCTCGGCATCCTTGCGGCCCTGCTCGGCAATCTGCTGTGCCATGCGGCGATCCATGCGCTTGCTGGGCGGCAGCTCACGCGCCATGAATCCGGCAGCATATGCGTCGTTGAAGTCAGCAATGTGTTCCGCTGCGTCACCGCCGGTGTAGCTGTGCAGCAGCAGATTGGCCTGCTCATCGCTCATGCGCTCGGGGGTCGTATCCAGGTAGGACACAATCTCCGCCACAGGCCTGCTCTTGATGCGCAGATCAGAGGCAGAAACCGTCTGCTTCTTTCCGTCCGCGCCCTTGATCGTGACCTTGGCCTCGCCAGAAGAATTGCTCACCTGGAGGATTTCCGCGCTCTGTCCGTCCTCCAGCTCCACATCCATGCTCTTCTTGTCGGTCGCTTTCTTGGCTACCAGCTGCTGCGCATTGACCGTCGCCCGCTGGATGGTCTGGTCAGCCGTTTCCTTGCCCACGCGGGTCTGGCGGATCTCGCCCATCTTCCGCAGGGAGGTAGCACTGGCCGCACTGGCCTTTTCATCCGCCGTGCGCACCCACTCGGAATGGCGCACCCGGCCCTCGGAGGTGGTATCGTCCGCGAACATGATCTCCTTGATCACCTGCGTGCTGCTCTGAGCGCGTGCCATGCTCTGCCGCTGGCCCAGGCTGGGCTTTTCATTGCGCACCACAGCCAGCACCGCATCCGCCGCTTCCTGTGCCACCTCGGGGCTGTCGCCCAGCTCCACCATACGCTCCGCAACCGCATCGCGCATTGTGTCCGTCACCACCGCACGGGACTGCTCGTCCAATTCACGGTACATGGTTTCGTACAGGCGTCCCACCTGGCGGTTGCTGACCTTCTTGCCGTCTGCCTCCGCCTGCTTGATGGTTCTCGCAAGGGGATTGCTCTCACCGTTGACGTCCATGGTCAGGCCGATGTCTACCAGTTTGGATACGTTGCCCAGGTTGGAGACATCCTTGCCCACAGCGCTGCGCCGGGCGGATGTCTGTGCGCCCACCACGGTGCCCATTGCGCCGCCGGTCAGGCCGCTAAGGAGTACGTTGCCGGATAGCCCACGGAGCCAACCTTCCAGCACCTGCTGGGAGGCTTCTTTTTCACTTACGTTCTGTGCACGAAGAGCTTCATACTGCTGCACCAGTTCGGGCTCATGACCGTACAGAGATGAGATAAAGCTGTCTGCCACGGTATCCAGAACGAAGGATACGCCTTCCTCACTTCCCTCGGTCAGCATATTCTTTCCGATAAAGGCTGCAATGGAAGTCGGGTCGGAAAGGATTGCATCGATGGAATATTTCTCCGTAAGCGCTTCAATGCCGCCCGCAATGATCGAACGAACCACGGCTTCAGCGGGGTTCATGTCCTCTTCCAGGGCACTATGCAGCGCATTGGATGCCGCTTGCGAAGACATAATCAACTGTGTAATCTGCGCAGGAGCTTTGGTCAAACCACCAACGCCAAGCGCCATGCCCATGTCTGTGATAGAAGACACACCATTGTACAGGAATTCACCAAACCTTTGGTCGGTGAATGGAACCTTCCAGGGAAGCAACTCGCCTAATGCCTGACTCTGTACACCGCTCACGTTCTGGGCATAGCGATTGCCCGCATACAGGTCGCTATACGGGTCATTATAGCCAAGCAAGGATGCCCCCAATTGAACAGGGTACATGAACGTGTTGAGCAGATTTGCTGCGCGTACAGCCATAAAAGAAGGAATTGCGCCCTCCGGGGTCAGCGCGGTATTCTCTTGCAGCGCACGTTCTGCATCAAGGTACGCCATGCGCAGTCGCTTGTCTTCCTCCAACGCAGAAAGCGTTTCCGTGAAGCGCTCCGGGCTCTGTGCCCATGCAGCTGCCAGCACATCCTTTTCTTCCTGCATCAGTTGGCCGTAACCGCTGCGCATGTAAGGCGTTCCGCCACTGTGCCCCTGATAGTTGTTTGCAGCTTCGTACTCCGCCGCATACTCAGGGTTCATGATGTAGTCGTACAGCACCGCCGCATCGTCGCTCTTGTCAAAAGCGGAGGTAATCTGCCCCAACAGGCCCTTACTCTTCATGTACTCCATGTAAGAAGTGCCGGTAGCGGGGGTATACTGTTTATCCTCTTCAAACGTGGGAGAAGAGCGAAGATTGGCCGCCATTTCCTGATAGGCCGCGCCCTTGCTCCGACGTTCCTGTTCCTGCGCCAGCAGATCATACCTTGCCTGAAGCATAGGGGTCTGGGACTGATAGGGAATGGCCTGTGCCATATCGCCTTCCACCTGGGCCTTTATTCGGGTGTAATCGCCCATCAGTTTGGTGCGTTCATCCGCCGTCAGCTCGTACCAGGAGGGATACTCCTTGCCTGTGAGCAGAGTATCCATAGCCTTCAGGTCATAATCATCCGGCTCGCCCTCCATGTTGTAGTACCAGTCCTCCCATGGGCTCAGTCTGTCTTCCTTGGCCTTCTGGAAATCATCCTTCACCCGGCTGGAGGCAAGCTGCATACTCAGGCTTTCCCGAAGTTTCTGCATGTAGCTGTCGCTGGGAAGATGGGCTGTATCGGGGTTATAAGCCACAAGCTCAGTATCATAAACGCCCATAGTGCGGTTTCGTGCTTCCAATTCACGGTTATTAACCACCTGTGCGCTGGTCACGTCGTACCGCATATCCCGGATGCTGGGCGTAGCAGGGCGAAGATTGCCGGGGTTTGCCATACGCTGTGCGAGCTCCTGACGGGTGGTTTCCTGCTGCTGCGCAGGAAGAGAGGCAAGGTACTGCACCCATTTCCGGGTGCTGTCCTCCTCCATCTCCTTCTTTTTCTTGTTCACGTCCGCCTGAAGAGCCTTTTTGCCAAAGGATCGCACTGTGCTTACGCGATTATAGGTTGCCATGGGGATCAGCCTCCCTTCAGCATCTTCTTGAGCATTTCTTCATAGCTGACAGGTGTCAGCTGCGTCAGCATCTGGTTCTGCTTGGCCTGCTGCGACTGCGCATAGGCAGCTTCGATTTCAGCCTGAGAACGAACCGGGCCATACCCCGCGCTAAGGGGGGTGGTTCCACCATCGTTGTAGTATTCCGCCAGAGGCTTGCTGGCGGTTTGGGTCGTGGTTTTGGTCGAGCTCTTGCCAGAAGAACCACCACCCGAGGACTTCTGTGCAGGCATCATACTCTGCGCATCCACCTGGGAAATCCCCGCCGCCGCCAGCAGGTCAGCCGATGGCATCTGCCCATTGGCAAGCATCTGCATGGCCGTGTTGTATGCCTGGTTCCGAGTGGCCCAGTAGTTGGAGTTTTCCTCGTTCCGGTTGGCCCAGTAGTCCGCGTATTCCTCATTGCGCCCGGCCCAGTAGTCCGCATTTTCCGCTGCCGCCTGCTGCTGCCAGAAGGAAAGCGCATCCTGATAGGCGCCGTAATCCTGGTTATAGGCGTTGAGATAGGCGTTTTGTGCATTGGAGTAATCCGTGTTCCACTGCGCCAGCGCGTCCTGGTAGCGGCCATAGGCTGTGTTGTCCTTGTCCAGCAGCATGCCATACTGGTTGTACAGGTCAGCGCCCGCCTGATCATATCGCGCTGCCGCCCGGTCATAAAGATCGGGCACTATAGCGTTAAGCTGGAGCAGGTACTGCTGATACGCCTGGTTGCCCGCTGTGGCCGCCCAGGAGTTTCCATAGCCGCCAGTGAGCGCCGATGCCTGGCCCGTGGTGTCCATCATCGCCTGCCGTCCGCCCTGCACATACTGATCCTTGGCCTGCTGGTAGAGCATATCGCCGTTGAGGTCATAGTTGAAGGGTTTGCGGTTGACGATCTGCTGATAGATACCCTCCAACTGCTGCGCGTAAGGAGAAGTGTACGCCGTGGGCTTTACCGTCTGCACCTGCGTGAGCTGCTGCTGGGCATTCTGCACATTCTGGGAGGGCTTATATCCCTGCTGAAGCGTGGTGAGCTGCTGCTGTGTGGCTGCGCTGGTGCCCCGGTAGCCCGGAGCCGCGCTGGCCTGTTCCTGTTTTCTCTTTTCCGTGTATGTGGATGCCATGTTCCATCTCTCCTTTATAGCATTTCGGACACTATGCTCCGAATCAGTTCTCTGAGCTCCTGCCCATAGAAGTACACTTCTCTATCAGACGCCACGCCAAAGGCATTGCTGTGCTCGCATGTGCCGCCTACCCAAACTGCGGTGCCGTCTGCGGAAAAATGCAGGGACACGTTCATGGAGGGAATGGTAGCCGTCACAGTCACGCTTTCATACGAATCCGTCAGCGTAAGCTGCACCTGATAGGAGGACAGGAGATTGAGCGTCAACGCGTTTCCAGGAACGATCCAGCCACTCTCTGCAATACCGCTGGCACTGGATCCCAAAGCTGCTATTTTGGCTGTACAGTTGTTCTTGCCGCCGAGGGAAGTGAAGCTTTTCCCAAAGGAATACCATCCCCTTGTGCCATTGGGATCATCTGCGCCGCTGGTGTTGACGCGCTTAACTACAAAATTGGTTACTCTGGGCGCGGTATACGCCTCCACGCTGATGTATCTTGTGGCCATGACCATCATGCCTCGGGAATCCGTCACCTTGAAGGTAATGGAAACTGTGCCATACATGGGAAGAAGCGGAGAAACCAGCCTGGTTTGGTCGGTGTTGTAGGCGGCCTCCGTTCGTCCTCCTATGTTGATGCTGTACGCTTTGATCGTGCTGCCGTATGCACCCGAAGCCGATGTGATTCGGGCCTGCACAGCACTCTTCTGCTGTACATATCCGCCTGTTACGTCTGGGTATGTGACGCCGTTTACCGTCAGAATCCTTGTGACATCTGTGGTCATTGTGGGCCCGACACTGACAGGAGCAGTCAACGTCAGCGTCTTGTAGGATTCGCCGACATAGGTGCTTCCGTAGTAGGTTGTGAGAATTACCGTCACCGTGCCGGTTGTGCTATCAGGGATGGCAAAGAGCCAATCAAGCGATGTAGGCAAATAAGCCACGTTGACATTGGCCGCCAGAGACGCTTCGGAGCTATAGCTGCCAAAGGTTGCTTTAAGATGGTGGGAGTAACCGCTGCCATAGGGAGAAATGGTAACGGAAATAGGGTTTCCGGCCGAAACGACGGTAATGTTGATCGTCCAATCGGAAGGGCGGTATCCAGGCTCGTCCGGTTCGTCCGGTTCGTCCGGCTGTGCTGGCGTGTAATCCACCGTCAACGTCATATTCTGGAACGTCAGCACGGAAGAGTGGCTCTGCACATGATTGTGCGTTTCACCGTAGGCCTGGAAGTCAAAGGTTACAGGGTAATTTCCGTTACCCGTGACAGCCAAACTAACCGTATAGGTTCCCGGTCTGTAAGCCGCCGTAATGCCGTTAATCGTGCAGAGCTGCGCTCCTGTGTTGGGCGAGGACTCAATGTAGTAGGTCAGCACTGCGCTATTGATGATAGCGCCGGAGGGAATGCCGGAAACGGCCACGTTTTGGGTATTGGTGACCTTCTTGGGCGTAGAGCTGACATAATTGCTTCCGCTCTGGTAGCAGTTCCAGGTCGATTTCAGCGTGACATTGGAAAGAGGAAAAGACAGTGTTGCCAATCCATCAGCCCCCTTCAAACACGATGCCCAGGGAACCATCCGTCATGGTCTTGATCACATACAGGCCAACTTTGAGCATACCCTTGATTTCCGCATTCGCGATCACCAGCATGCCCGAGGACAAATAGGCAACCTCAATGCCGCCCTGCCAGAAGGAGAGTCGGTCAGAGGTGAAGGTGCTCATCAGGTCGGATCGTGTCAGCACTTCCTGCCCGTTTACCGTGATGGTGGTCAGCTTTTCGCCTACAGCTACGCCGTAGCGAGGAACCCCTTCATCGTCAAAGTACAACAGACCTGTCTTGATGTACTGGTTGGTGGATGTCTCGAATGATTCAAACTCTACCATTCCTTTCTGGAGAGCAACCAGCCGGGAATCGTAGTCAAAGGATTGCACCACGCCTTCTGCTGTGGCTCTGATTTGATTCTCCAGCGATTCCTGAAATGTTCCGAAATCGCTCAATGCAAGGTAATCCGTTTTGAGGCTTGCTTCCAATTCATCCATCGAAGCCTGAATGGTATGCGCTGTTTTAATAACAAGGCTTTTGAGCGCCGTAGCCTGGGCCGCCAGAGATTTCAGATCCTTTTCTTCTCCATCGGTTCCTTGGCCCTGGATTGCTTTGCCATACTGCATGCTCACGCCTGTATCCGGCATCTGCGCCAGCGCCGCATTGAGCTGCTCTGCCATTTGGTACAGATAGCTGTATAGCGTTTCCTTGGCTGCTGTGGTAGGGGGAAGCTCTACATGGAAAGCCATCAGCCGTCACCTCCCAGCTCCAGAACTCGCGAAAGAGAATACAGTTTCATTCCGCCTGTGCCGATCAGGCGCAACTGCGAGTGATCGCAGCGCCGTGGGATAACGGGCACCATGAAGGTTCGCAGCGTTTTCCCGGTCATGGTTCCCATGTTGTGCCATTTGCCGTCGGAATCATACTGGATTTCCATCTTCACCTTGCTTCCCGGTTCCAGTGCCATACGCAGGTTATAGCGGCTCAGGTACTTGCTGCCCTCATAGTCAAAGCCATATTTTCCAAAGGTTACCGACCAGTCCACCGCTGACTCCAAGGCGCCGTCATAGCCATTTTCTGCCACCAGTTCCCCAGTGTCCGCATTGATGAAGTACAATTCATCATCCAGCTGCGCAAAGTGCACAGCGTGCATGTTATCCTCTCGGTGCCACAGGCCCTTTTGCACGTCGTACACAAAGAAATGCCATGTGCCGTCATGCTTCTGCATGGAGATGTAGTAGCGGTCTGCATATGCGCCAGCGGAGGCGTTTTTGTAGCGTATCTCTCCGAGCGCATTGGAGATCGCCACGGGAAGGCTTCCATCGTAAAGCATCACTTCCGTGCGTCCCTTGTACAGCAGCGCCTCGCCCACCACTGCCAGACTCTCGCTGGAGCCTTCCTGCACACCTCGGCACATGGTAGTGTTCATGGTAAAGCTGGCAGGTGTATAGCCGCTGATGCGATGAACGCAGCTCTCCTTAAAAAACAGAGGCGTACCCTTGAGGGTGGCAGCTCCGGTAAATACGCCGTCAGTACCCACAGATACCGCATAGCTGTCCGTGCTCAGGCCCATGTAGTTGTACCAGTTGCGGAAATCGCCTAGCTTACAGGCGTAGATTTCATTCACAGGCTTACCGTCCACCATGCCGTATTTGCAGCCCCAGAGGCGATTGTTAGCTTCGGTAATATAATCGCAGTCCGGTACTCGGCGCTGTGCTTTGATTGTCTGCGATGTGGTGACCACCTGGTCAATCAGTCCGGCGATCACGATATAGTCCGTGCCGCAGGCGTAGAGAATCTTATCCCCGTTGAGCGCTTCCATCTGGTCGTGGAGCGTAGCGTCCTCTTCCTTTGAAAATGTCAGTCCGCTGATGCGAACCGTGTCATACTGCGCAAACTGTGCGCCAATGCCAGAAGACTGAATCTTGATGTAGGTGGTCGCCACCTGCACCCATTCCTCTGTATAGGCGCTGAACTGTTTGAGCGCGTGAGGCGTGGTGCTTGTGTCAAGCCACATGTCGCCGTTGGCAGGAGATTCAGGAACAGTACCGGATATGGCGATCTTCTCTTGGTCGTAGTCTGTACCATCCTCCCGGCACAGCGTCAACGTGGTTTCCGCCGTGCTCTGCCAGTTGGCATACATTGTTCCGTAGTCGGACAGGTCAGATGTGTTGACGTAAACTTTGTCTGGCCAGATGCAAAGGTACGCGCCCATGCTCACCAGCTTTTTGGGCAGCATATCTTCATCCGTAGACAGCACCACGCCGGGCACATGGTATCCGCCCAGCATTAGCCTGTCGCCGTCCACAATCGCCAGCACATCCTTGGCAATCATGCCTGCCGGGTGGCTGATGGTCTGCACAATGCCACGCTGCCTTCGGGGCGACAAAAGCGGATAATCCCGCCCGGACATGTTGCTCATGTCGTAAAACTCACCGTCCTGGGTGATGGGATTGTGATTGTAGCCCAGAAATGCGCTGGTCATCAACGTGGTCTGGGCGTTTTCGCTCAGTTCGGGCAAATAGGGCATTTCCATCACCTCACAGCCGGAATTCCCGGTAAGTAGTCAGCGGCATATGCGTCCGGGTGTAGTAGTCAGAGTAAGTCAGATAAGCGTTGTTGAACAGCTGCTTATCGTTGTTGTACTTGGCAATTTCTGCATTTCCCAGGTCGATCTGGGAGGACAGGTAGAATAAGTACAAATCTGTATAAGGAAACGGCACCAGAAGCTGCGTATCGCTGGGCGTTGCGCTGTCATAGCCGATATATTCAGGGTCAATGGCGTTTTCATGGGTCAGGATCAGCTCCTGAAAAATCAGGCCGTCGAGCTCAGAAAGCCAGGCCAGCTTCTGCTCATAGGAAAACTGATTGGGCTTGATCATATCGACCCGGTCAATGGCTTCCTGGATCGTCACTTTGTTGCCTCCTCATAAACAAAAGGGGGCAGGGGCGAACCCCTACCCCCTTCTGGTGGTCAGACGAACTGCGCAGCGCTCTGCTTGGCGTAGTCGTTGGGAATGTCCTCGCGGTAAGCGGCATCCTCATCCTGCATTTCCAGCATGATCTGGATGCGCTCGTAGATGGGCAGCGGCACTTCCACCGACTTGCCCTTGGGCACCTGCATGCCCCTGCCGTTTACGCCCACATAGAGGCTCTTGTCCTCTCCCTGGGCCGCACGGGGCAGATGCACAGTCTTCATGATCTGCCAGGGATCCATGGCCTCCATCACAGGGGCCGCGTTCTCAGTTTTCGCCATTTCACATTCTCCTTTGATTAGTTGGCCACGTCCACCCTGGAGTAGGTAGAGCAGCACTCGATGGTCACCATGCGCTCAGGATAGAGCACCTTGGCCGCCATGGAGAACTTGGTGCCCACTGTGCCGAACTGCTCCAGGGGGCCGCCAACTTCCTTGGCAGACTTGATGATCGTTTCCATGCCAGCACCGTCGGGATCAACCACGCCGAAGGCGTCACGGCCAAAGACCATCACCTGGTACACAGCGTAGGTATCACCGGAAGCCTTGATGATGGGGGCCAGGTCGGATTCCACGAAGCGCACGCCGTGCAGCTCGCCGATTTCGCCGTTGTAGATCTCCTCGGGGCGGGCGTACTTGTGCGCGTCAATCCAGTCGGGATGGGAGCGAAGGTCATAGGTGCAGCTGGGGTGGATGACGGCCACGTACTTGTTGCCGCTGTAATAGGGCGCGTTGTTCTTGCGCAGAACAGTCACGGCCTTGTTGATCATGTCAGGGGACAGATAGGCAGTGTTGCCATCGGTGCCCATGGCAGTGCGCAGCGCAGCGCGGGTGGCGGGGGTGCTCACATAGGAACCAGCATTCACCACATCAGCGTAGATGACGTTGGTGTTGGCACCCAGCACATTGCGGATCAGCTTCTCGTAGGTGCGGCCAGCGGCAGCGCCCAGCTCCTCAGTGGCACCCAGCACAGTGTCATCCACATAGTGAGTTTCCATCTGCTTGGAGATGGCCACATACTGACCGTACTCGGCAATCGCGACGTTGATCGCGGTCTGGCCGAGCTTCTTGCCCACGGGGATCACGGCCTCCTGCAGCATGTCGCAGTCAGGCAGGGTGTTCCACTTGCGCCATTCCACCGTCATACCATGGTTCTGGGGCAGGGCCTGCTTGCGGCCCAGCTGCTGATAAATGAAGGTGGAACGGGCATTCTCCAGAAGGGCTGTATTGTAAAAGGTCTTCATACCAGCGGTCAGAGAATTCTCGCCAGAGAAATTTTCTTTCGCGCCGGTGTAGGCGTTGGTGTAGCCGCCGGTGGTATTCACCAGCGTACCGGCATCATCGAACATCTTGAGGTCAACAATGCCTGCGTTGAAAGCAACCATCAGATTGCTCATGATCATCAGATCAGTCATGTGTATATCTCCTTTCGCGTATGCGGCAGGAGCGTGTAGATTAGAATCCGATTTGCGCTCCTGCGGTCACCTGGTCGCGAATCCTGCGGAAATCGGCCAGTTTGAGCTTCGAGGGGTCATTTCGGATGTCGAGGCCGGGGGTCTGAGTGCGGGAGCCATTCTCCACGGGCCGTTTCTGGCCCGCCTGGATGGCGTTGGAAGTTTCCACCTGAGTGCGCTGCACAGCATACTGCATTGCGTTGCTCTGCAACTCCTTATGGTGGATCGCGTAGAACGCATCCGCCACGGACACGCCGCCGTTGGGGCTGGTCATGCGGGCAAATCGTTCGTTCTGCAACTCCGTGCGCAGATCAAACTGAGGATAGGTCTTTTTCAGTTCCTCCGCCTGCTGGGCCAGGTTCTGCAAGTGCTGCTGGAACATCACCTGCTGCTGGGCGGCCTGCTGCTGCTGGGCAAAGGCTTCTCTGTCGCGCTCCAGCTGCTTGGTGAGCTTGAGCGTTTCCACGGATACGCCTCTTTCCATGGCCTCCTTCTCATAAAGGCTGTCATCGTCGTTGTAGGCAGCCACAAGCGCGTCGATGTCGCCTGCTTCCTTGCCATACTTGGCGGCCAGTCCTTCAATGATCGGGGCCAGTTTGCCCAGGGTTGCCTCGGCATCCTTGGAGTTTTTGAGCCGGGCCTGCACGATCTGCTGCACATCCGCGTCAAACTGCGCCTTGTAGCGGTTGTTGCGGATGTCGTTCCATTCCTGTGCAGGGTCTGCCGGTTCCTGAGCAGCGGCGGCCTGCTCCTGCGCCTGGGGCTCCTGCTGCTGCGCTTTCTGGGGAGCTTCCGGCTGCTTCCCGTAGCGTACATTGTAGCCCTGGGGGCGCTTCGCCCGCTTGTACTCGTGGTAATCAGGAGCGGCGGCCTCCTGCCCTACGCCCGGGGCTGCGCCTTCGCCGCCAGCTGCTGCGCCAGCACCGCCAGCGCCCTCGCCCGCGAACATCTGAAGGTCAAGCCAAAGATTTTTCGTCATGCTTACCGTCCTTTCTGCCCGTGAGGTGGGCGACTCCATGGCATGACAATAACAAAAAAATTCCCCCGCGTAAGTCTAATGCGACTCACGCAGGGGGAAAGTTATGAGTAGGTCACCCGCAGGTTCTGTGGATAACTTTTTTCGAGCATTTCCAGCCCATCCAGGCACATCTGAAACCGGTGGATAGCCGCTGCATTGCCCACTTTGTCGCTGTCAATGCGGATGCTGGCTTTCCCGCTTTCCGCATCGCCAATCACGCGCACTCCATGAGCCAGATCGCAGCTGCGCACCAGCGTCTGGAAAAGGATTGACGCCGCGCAGCACACCAGGTCGTGATCCTGCGCATTGCGCTGTGCGCCTGCATGGCCTTCCATGCGCAGGCTCAGGTCTGCATAGCTCGCATGTACCTCAATCATGGCTCGTCACCTCACTGCGGGCGCGTGGCATTGCTGACGCGCTCCTTCATCCGGGCTGTGGCGGGCGTGTCATTGCCCTCTGCGGCAGGCTTGTCCGTCGCGTCATCCTGTCCTCCCTGCTGCTGTGCAGGCTGTGCAGCGGGCATAAGCGCCATGCCAGGGTTTCCTTCTGCCTGCTGGGTCACGGCCACCAGTTGCTCATAGATCGCCGGGTCGTGCTGTCGGGCCAGCTCCAAGGCAATCTGCTGCATCTGCATTGCCATCTGTAGCAGCTGCGCCTGCTGGCTGACCTTCTGCTGCAGTTCATCCTTTCCCTTGAAGTCCATCATGTCCAGCGCCATCAGCGTCTGATCTGCCAGCTGCGGATTGAAGAAGCCGAGCTGGTAGAATTGCAGCGCCAGGTCGTTCTGGGCCATCTTGGTGTAGGCGTTCTCGCGCTGTGCCCGCACGTCAATGTCGAACACAGGCTTGCGATAGCCCATGTCCATACCCATAAAGCCTACCTGGGGCTGGAGCTTCAGACCCGCATTGGAGTAGGTGATGTACTTCTCCACACCGCGCTCGCCAAGGATGCGGAACTGGCGAGGCAGATCGTAGAACTGGCGGATGCGCTCGATGACCTTGTTGTAGATGCGCACCATGCAGCGGTAGGATGCGCGGTTGGAGTCCTTGGAGCTGCGGCCCGCGTCCTCCTTCAGCGCTGCAATAGCCACACCGGAGGTCACGCCCGTGGGCACACTGCCGTTGTTCACATCCATATTGCCGGTGATGAACTTCAGCTCCTCGACCTTCTGCGTCATGATGTCCGCACAAATGCCGGGCAGCGCAGGAGCCGTTACCGGGATCAGATTGTCCCCGCTTACGGTGCCGCTATAATGGATCAGAGGCTTCGACCAGTCCATCATCTCCGCCTCGTTGATGCCGCCATCCTTTCGGGCGAAGTAGCGAGGCGTGGCGTTCATGGTCGCGTTCTTCACGATAGCCTGGTTGAGCGTGTCAATGTCCATTTGGGTATCCTTGCCGATGGCTACATAGCCATATCCGCAGGGACTGCCCTCAATGGGATAGAGGGGATCGAGCTCGAAGGGATACTCGCCGTCATCGTACAGGCCGCGCTGCGCCAGCTCAGGGTCGTTCTCCGTGGCATAGAGTACATGCTTGCCCACAAACTTGACGTAGTGAACCGTCTTATGCCCGCCGTCGTGCCTGTGGTAGTACCAGTCCACCACCAGGCTCTTGTCGGTGGTGTCGACGTTGTCATCGTAGAGGTACTTGCTTACCGTCACGGAATTGGACTTGACCTTGCCCTCCAGCTCGGGATAAGTCTGCTCCAGCTGCTCATTATCCACCAGCGCAACGTGGAACACATGCCGGGAATCCTGGATGTCTGTCACGCCCGGTTCCCAGAACAGGTTGAGCACGTTGATCTTGCGGATGGCGATGTCACCCAGACCGCCCAGCTGATCCTTGTCCCAGAAAATACCGTAGGCACCGGTGCCCTCCTGCATCTTCTGCCAGCCCGCATCGGAGTATGTCTCCTCAAAGCCTGTCTGTTTGAGCACCACGGGCACCACTTCGCTCAGACGCTGGGCCTCCTCCTTGTCATCCTCCACGCGGGGCAGGATCACAGGCTCCGGGTATGCGTCCATGTAGTCCGCATGCTTGCCGACAATGCAGTTCCACAGCCAGGCCGTGCTACTCTTATCTGTGGATGCACCCTTGGTGCCGCGCTCCAGACGAATCTGCTCCCAGTTGCGCAGCTTCCACCACTGCTGGGCAGCAATGATCTGACTCTCCAGGTGCGCCTTGCCGCCCTTGTACTTGCGCAGAATCTGCATGGCCTTGGTGATCTGCTCCTCTCCAATGCGGTTGACCACCACAGGAGCCGCCACGGGCGCAGGAATGGCTGTTTGGGGCTGTGCCGTGGTCTGCATTGGCATCTGAACAGGTGCAGTCTGCAAGGGCTGTACAGGGGCTTTCTGAGGCTCTTTGGACGTGGTCTGCTGCTGTGTTTCGGGCTTGCGTTTATTCGCCATGGCTGATTCCTCCTTAGTCGCTGGCAAACAGATTCAGAGGGTCCGATCCCCAGGCAGGGTGCGGCTTCCCCTCGGTGATGATGGGGCTGATGGGACGGGACATGCAGAAGTAGCGCCATTCGTCGGCCGCATGGTCTTCGCCCTTGGTATCCAGGTCTTCCGGCCTGTGCTCGTCGTATTGCAGTGAAGGGATGGTGCGGATGAAATCCCTGCAGCTATCCAGCACATACATGCGTGGATAGCCCTCCTCGTCAAATTGCAGCCGGTAATGGCACTGCATCCATCCGGGGATGCGCTTGTGATCGCCGGGCGAAAAGTACACACCAAAGCGTGTAGCCGTCTCTGCAATGCTTTCACCGCTCTCCGCATCCCATATGGCCGGGTCAGCCACGCCCTGAATGCTCTTTCCAGCCAGCAGCGGATGCTCCCGCTCCATCTTGGCGATCTCCGCAAATACCCTGTCCGGCGGCCACTTCAAACCCTCATCCGGCAGCGGCGATCCTGCCGCCCTCTGCACACCGAAAAGCTCTGCAATGCGGTAAATTACGCCGTCGTAGTCCACCGCCCACCAGCCGCAGGAGAAGGGCTTGGCATAGCCCCAGTCAAAGCTGCGATAAATCTCCCAGCTCTTGGGCAGCTTGAAGTCCTTGGCGCTGATGACATGTGTCCACTTGCGCTCCTTGGAGAACTCGGGCCTGTCCACAAAGTCCTCGAAGAACTGGCCCTCAAAGATGTCCCAGGAGCCGTCGCGCCATGCTTTGCGCAGCTTGGGAGGAAGTGCGTCCAGCTGTTTGATGTACTCCGGCTGTGCATCCATCAGCGCCTGGTTGTCTGTCACCAGCGCTTGGATGAAGGTGTAATCGTTGGGGTCTTCGTCCTGCTCAAACCGGCGATCCACGAAAATGCGCTTGAAGTACGCATGGCTCACGCCGCCAGGGTTGCAGGTATAGTAAATTCGCTTGGGGAATCCATTGACACCACGACAGCAGGCTCGGATTTTGCGAATCCAGTCCTCCTTGAGCTGAGTGGCCTCGTCAAGGAAAATGACGTCGTACTCAGCGCCCTGGTACTGATCCAGGTCGCCATCGGTGGCGCAGTAGCCAAAACTGATCGTGCTGCCGTTGGGGAAGGTGAAGCGCTTGTCGCTGCTGTTGTATCGGGCCAGGCCCAGCAGCAGCTGACGCAGGGGTTGAATGTGGTTGTTGTCCAACTCCCTGTAGGTCTTACGCACAATGAGCACCTTGATGCCCTTCCACCGCAGGCACAGCAGCGTGGCCTTGACGCGCACCAGCCAGCTCTTGCCTCCGCCTCGCGCACCGCCGTAGCCCACATTTTTGCATGTGGCCGTGAGCGCCTGCATCTGCTTCTCGTTGGGCCGGAACACAAGCTCAGGCATCCACCGTCACTCCCTCTGGCCCCTCGATCACAATGCGCACCTCTTCTGGGTGAGCATCCTGATCTGCCTTGCGCTTGTCCATCTCCAGGCGCTCACGCTCCATGGCCAGGCGCTCCTCAGCCAGGTGCTGGGCATGGCGCTGGGCCTGGGTGGGGATGCCGTGCAGCTGACTCAGCGTGTCCATATTGATGTTGATGGCGCGGGCAAGGCTCTCCACCTGCTTGATATTAACCGCATCATCTGACAGCACTCGCTTGGCTGCGTTGGCAAGACCTTCAAGCACTTCCGCCATGGTGTCAGCAGCGCGGATCATGGTCAGCATGGCGTCGGTCTTCTGCTCTACAATGGCTGTGTCAACAGTGTCGCGCACCGTGTCGCAGATTGTCGCAGACTGTCTCACCCAGCCTTCTCTGCCCGCCCTCCTGGCCACCGTCGCATGGCTGACCCCATACTTCTTCCCAAGCTCCCGGTACGACAGGCCGTTGGCCACATAGTCCGCCCGGATAGCCTCCCAGTCTGGTGTAGACAACGGCTCACCTCCCTCATGTCAATGATAGCCAGAGGAGGGGTTGGTGTAAGTCTAAGCAAAAAAGGCCAGACCTCACGGGCCAGCCTTGTCCTGGTAGTTCTCCTGCAAATGCTTGATCAGCAAGTCCAATCGCCTCTCCGATTCCTCCCGCAGGCCTTGAAGGAACTCCCTCACCAGCCGTTCGCCATCCTCTGATGGCTCGTCCAGCAGGTCAGAATCAATCGGTGTTTTGATGTACTCATGTGCTATGCTGCCGTCTCCTTTCCACAGCCCACTGGAACTGCATCTCCTGCCACAGGCGGATGGCTCTTGCACGTTTAAGGCATGTGGGCGTCTGAGCGCCGCACACAGGGCATACGATGCGATACAGCCGCCAGCTGGTGGGGGATGTCTCCACCACCGTGCGGGCCGTTGTGCGGCAGGGGAAGCAGGTGATGTCACGGGGACAGGTGGATTCAGTCGTTGGGATCGCCTCCGTCCATCTTTGCGCCGCAGTTGGGGCAGTATTTGTGATCCCTCACAAACAATTCTCCTGCTGCCGAATACGTAAACCAGTTGCACACTGAGCACATTGTCTTGGGGAGCAAGATTCCTGTGAAAGTCCTGCTTTTGTCCACCCACCGCCCATGCCGCACGGGTTCTGCGGCGATGGTAGGGGCTTTGTAAACTGCCTTGAAGGCTTCATCAAGCGCCGTTTTGCCAAAGTGATATCTGCGCTTGTTAATGTTGTCAAGTACATCCGAACGCCGGATCAGGTCATTATTCTGCACCTGGCACACCTCCTCCGGGAATCTCTCCAACATACGTTCCAGCAATCTTGTCCGCAGCTTTTCGTGGGTTGGTCGCCGACACCAGATACACACCCTCGCATCCCTGAGAGCAGCGAAGAGCAAAGATGCCAGACTCGCAATAGTAGTATTCCAGATTGCCTGTGCACCGCCAGCATGGCACCCCCGTATCACGGAAGCGAACCATGTCGCACACGCCTTTGCGAGTCTTGAACAAAGCTCTGAATACATGCTGGGCACTGCTGTCAATCAGACTGCTCATGTGCATCCTCCTCCCGCAGTTTCCACCTTTTGCACTTCTCGCCTTCACAAAAATCCAATTCTTTCGTCCCTGTGCACCGATCACCGCCGTAGCAGCTTTGGAAGAATCGGCATTTCCGTGGATCGTGTGTTTCTTCGTCCGGGCCTTCTCTGCCGAATTCATAAAGGACATTTCCGTCCATTTGTCTATGGCCTATAATATTTCGACCATTTTCGTTGCAGTACATCTGCACGATTTTCAGGCACGTCTCTGCAGTATCATGATCAACACCCAGTTTCAACGTGACCGTCAGCTCATGCAATTTCATTTTTCATCCTCCTTCGGCGCTTCGGGCAGCGGCGGCAGCTCTGGTTTCTCCGACCAATGTGTTACAAGCATTCCGCAGCATCCTTCATCTGTAAAATGCGGCCTTTGCACATAACCGTTTCCATTTTCGTCAGCGTACCAGCGAAGCACTTGCAACCATCTTTCATCAGGGTAATCCTTCAAGGTGCAAACACACAAATAATCTTTGCCGTGCATGGGCTTGTGTTCAGTGTCCTCCACAGGAATCCACCTGGGCGCCTGGGCTTCGAGCTGCTGGATGTAGGTGAGGGCATCTCTGGCCAGTATCATTTCGCATGTTTTCCCAGCATCACGTCGCTCAGTAGGCGCGTTCCAGTACGGGCAGCCGGGTGCACATGCATCACAGCAGCACTCCAGCCCCTTCTTGATCTCCTCAGGATTCTTCATCCCGCACCTCCACAAACTTCCCGCCTTTCAGCATGTAGAACACGTCTTCCTTGATCTTTTCGCCGTCCACAAATTCAGTCTTGACGCATACGGGCACAGAGTGTTGTTTTTCCTCACTATATGCCCATTCAGAAAGCGTAATCCAGCTTCCCTTCTTAGCTCTTACCTTGCACCCATGTCCAGCGCAGCAAATAACAGAATCCGCACCCAAGGAGCCGATTCTGGCCCCTTCACCCGAGGAGCCGATTCTGGCCCCTTCACCCGAGGAGCCGATCTGCGCCCTTTCACCCGAGGAGCCGAT